AAGTAGAGGAGTTACTGCACTCTGTGTAGCTGCTGTTACAGTTCCTGTGACTGGCACTGATTCTCCGAAACCACCAGCCCCACCACCAGCTCCTCCACCTGAGAATGCATCTTCTCCAAAGGCATCTCGTGAACCCATTCCACCCGAACCCATCGCACCACCCGTTTCAGCTGGAACAACAGATGTAGATTTTGTAGTTGGTTCTGGTAATTCTGGGCGGCCAGCTGAGATTGAAGCTTCTGCTACTACAGCTTCATCTGCGTCTATCGCGGGATCCGAATCTCCGTTTGCAAGACTAATTATGTCGTCTATTGCTACTGTAGAACCTGTGATACTTAATTTGCCACTTGCCTGAAGATGAAGCACTTGACCACTTAAATTGGCATCTGCTGTACCAGTCATAAACAATTCATTAGCCTTAACATGCATCTCACCTGTCGAATGAATATTCATCTTGCCATTGCTTCGAATATTCATTTCAGACGTAGAGAATATATTTGCATTGTTTGTTTTAATATTTAAGTTGCCGCTATTCTCAACCCACATTAACGGAGCTTTTGCGTACCAACCAACTCCAGCTTCGGTTTGTAATTCTTTTGCGGCATGAATAGACATAGTGCCTACATTTGCTTGTATCTTAACATCCGCAGCTCGCATTTGAACCTGCTCTGACGCATTGAAATTCATCTGTCCGCCAACTGAAAGCATATGATTACCACGAACGATCTGCTGATAATCACCTTCAATTTCTTCAGTCTTATTTCCACGTACATAGACGTAGCTATTACCCATAATAGTTACTGTACTTGCGCCAGCAACATAGATATTCTGTCTTCTGTCGTTTATCTCGTATTTGTCAGATACAGCTTTTTCTGTAAATGTTCCACGGCTATCTATTTGAACATAGGAACCAGAACTATGAGTAATCATAATTCTTTCTGCACCGGGTGTATCATCTAATTCGATTGTATGAGCACCTGATTCTATGACTCTATTAAATGGATACTGCGCTGCGTATGCTGGGCCTGGTTCATCCCAAGTTTCTTCTGTTCCACCGACTTTAATACCAGTAACACGAGTTGCTTCATGTTCTAGTACACGAGTTTCTTCTATGTTTTCTCCGCGAGCAAGTTTTGAGTTCTGCGGTTGACCGTAGTTGTCAGGATCTGAACCTCTTGCTAACAAATCACCATTTTCAGGAGGAATAGCACCATACCCATCAAGTCTTGGATCAGGAGAAGCTGTATTTTGTTTAGGAACTAAACCGAGAATCATCGGTTGCTGGGCTTCTCTTCCATCGAGAAACATGCCAAATACCCATGAGTTAACTGCTGGTAATCCAAGACCTGGGCTACCGTTTGGGTCATAGTCACCCTTAATGCAAATAGCCCAAGGAAGATCGTCTGTTGGAATATCACGATTAGTTCCGTGTATTCCAAAAGCCCTAACCTGCACACGTTGTTCGCGGCGAGGATCGACGTTGTTTTCTACAACACCGATAAAAAATAATGGATTTCTAATTCCTACGCCAAATTCAAACATTTATCATCCTTATATTCTAAACTCTTCGTTTGAAGGCGATAAACTTGTACCACTCCAATCAAACTTAACAAGTTGTAATCCCGTGTTTAAAATTCCGTCCATGCCTCTTTTATGAGATACGGATTTAATTAAGTATTTACCAGACATGGTATCATTTATTTGCAGAACGCTCGAAGAGTTTAACTGCTTAATATCAAGATTAATCATTTTTCCAGGTCTTAAATCTATTCTACCTTTAAGAGAAGCAAACACCGTGGTATTATGTAAATGGTGATAGTATGAAACTCGATTAGATATAATCTCAGAGACATGACGGTCGTTGTGTAAGTATGATGGAATATCTCCGTTTCCAGTGTAATCTCTAAACACTAAAAACGGTCTTTCATTTTCGTCTGTGAAAGTGTCTTTTCTAAATTCTGGAGTGTGAGGGTTATCTTCAAGATTTCTTGGATTTCCAGACATGTCAATATAGCGAGCTTGCTTATCGTTGGAATAGTCGAATCTTTGAAGATTAACTCTTCCTCTAATTAAATCCAATTCAAGAACAGAATTTTTATAAGATCCTGAGAATATATCTGTTGCGGTATCAATACCTTTATTTAAGATTCTTAAATCTTCTATTCTATTGATTTGCCCGTCAATTGAATCTGGATGTAAAGAAGAAACTGGAGCATAAAACAATGTATCAATTGAATCAGCAACAGAATTTCGTGCAATAAAATATTCGTCAGTCGCAAAGAAATAATCTTCAAGAGTCTCAAAAAATCTAAAAGTCTGAGAAGGACATGTGTCACCAGCAAAAGATCTTGAGGCGAGAAAGTTCATGGCTTCTGTTGGTGTATAATATGGAATAGTAGATTTAGCTTGCCCAGCCGTAGGTTGGATATAGAAATTTCTTTCCGGTTCATCGATGATTGAATACTTCGTAGTTTCATACGGAAGTTGTCGAGCAGATCTTGCTCTTGGGTCCTGATCAGTTGTTTGCCCATTTCCAAGTTTTGTAAAATAAGTATCGAAAACTTCTTTTACTATCTCATCTATCTTACCTCTATAAGCTCTAACAATTCTTCTCTTACTTGCATTGTATGTAATATTTGAAACAAAATGAATTACAAAAAGAACACCGTTATTACTCTCAGAAGGAAGAATATCAGAAACTTTATATATGTGAGTAATCAAATTAATTTCTGTACCTAAGTCATACCCTACTATTGTTAACTGCATAGTTTCTTCAGCACGAAGAGGAAACCCTTCAAGTAATCCGATGGTGTCCAATACCGTAATTGTTCCATTGTAACTTACGTTATCCATAGATTGTACTATTTCAAATTCAACAATAGATGGAGATATGTCTAATTCTTTAGATCCATTATGAGATCTAATGATTGCTTGAGTAATATCGCATCCAGCAGGATTAAATTCAGACATTTCTGCTTCTTATCTTTTTGATAAATTCATTATTAATTTGTGGTAAGAAATTTCTGTCAATGAGGAAGATTTCTTTTTTGTTCTCATTAACCGCATATTCTTGGTCGTAAATTCTCCAAGGCTTCCATTCTTCTGGAATAATACGTTTGATAATAATCTTACGACCTTGTTCTGTACGAAGAATAATTCTATCTTCTTTACGAAGATAAATGGTTTGGAACGATTCAGGAGAAAGTTTGATAATATCTACTGACATCTATTAAACCTCTCTATAATAGTAAATGATGTTTTCATCGTTATCTTCACGAGTCCATTCAACAACTTCTTCGCCGACTTTACCAGACTGTTCACCATATTTCTCAATAAGATAATTGTTAAAATCTGCTTCTGCCATTGGCCATTGATGGTATGGGTCTATGATATTATTTGAGATGTAAACAAGCCAAACATAATCAGTAGAACCGTAATAGAAATTAGCGATGTCTTCTGGTCTCTGACCTTCTTTTACAGTGTAAGGTAAGTAAAGTAGAGGGTTAGTAGAAACCAATTTAGTAAATGAATTTCTGCGAGTAATATCTTTTACTTGCTGACCCTCATATTCGATAGTTGGGAAATATTCGAAATATCTAGCCATTATCTTCCATTCGCTCCTGGCCCATTTGTATCTGCTATCATAGATTCAGTCACGACCGGTCTCATCTCAACTGGGGCTCCAGAAGCAGCGCCGTAATCTTCTGCTGTTTCAATTTCAAGTTCTGTTAATTGCATAGAAATATTTACACCAGCAGGTTTACCGCCTTTCAAGAAAGACATGTTTCCTCCAGCGCCATAGTCTACGTTAAATTGACTAACCATAGCTGGCTTAAATTTAATATAATGCTCTTTACTAACACCAAGCAAATACATTTCCACTGTAGAAGGATATTTTAAGAAAGCTTTTGCTATTCCTAATCCATCGAGGTTCTGAGTAGTTGGAAGAACATTTCTCTTTATTAAATTTACAATCTCACGAATTCTTTCCGAATCTGCTACGTTGTTTGGGTATAGATCCCAATTGAACGAGTGTGTTCTAAGAGCAACACCTTCGAACGCTAATGTTTCACGTGGGTTAACTGTTTGTCCGGTTGCTATATCGATTGATCTTGATATATCTCCAGGTAAATTTCTTCTAAGTAAATATTGAGCTGCAGTAGCAACATCAACTACGCTTGTATCTAAAACCGAAGCTAACATATTGTTGATAGCACCAGTTGACGCACCTGAAAGCATTTGTGATATTCCTGCACCCATACCTTGAATAGCGTCTGGTATACCACTAACAGTAGTAGGACTTGAACCACCAGAGATATAATTGTTTATTCTGCTAGCTATCTGTTCTGTTAATAGATCTCTTTCAAAGGCGTTTATTTTTAAATTTGTAGAATCAGTTAATTGTTTTGGAAATGGCAACTCTATAGAGTTAGCACTTCTTAAATTAATTCCACTTGTTCTTCTATTAAACGTTCCAGAATTCAAAAGACTAGCAAATCTTCCTTCGTCGAATCCTTGTTTATAACTGTATTCTTTAAACACGAGCAAGATACTATGCGGATTTGGCTTATCAGGGAATCTAAGAGATCCCATACTGTTTTCCATCTCTGCTTGTCTGCTGAAGACCTCTGGTCTACTTGTCTGAATTCGACGAAACATAAGAATTTTACCTTTTTCTTATAAATAGTTTGTATTTCTATTTATATTAAATTATGAGGTTACATTTGGCACACAGTGGAAGGTTTCGCCCGAAGAATCCAGCGAAATATAAAGGCGATCCAACTAGGATTATTTATCGTTCTATGTGGGAGTTTAAATTTTTTAGATATGTTGATGAACATCCAGATGTGATCTGGTGGGCCAGTGAAGAATATGCTATACCATACATGTCACCAATTGATAATAAGAACCATAGATATTTTCCGGATGTAGTTGTTCATAGAAAAACTCCAGAAGGACAAACAAAGACATTAATGATTGAGATTAAACCAAAAGCACAAACTAAGCCGCCGGATTTAAGTAAACGTAATGATACGAAAACAGGAAGAGTTTCCAGAAGATACCTTAATGAAGTTAAAAACTGGGGTGTTAATGAAGCAAAATGGAAAGCTGCTCGAATCTGGTGTTCGCAACGAGGGTGGGAATTTCAAATTTATACAGAAGATCAATTAGGAATCAAATAAATGGCCGCAAAGGTATTCGACGACATTCTTCTTAAAGGTATTCGTGGTGGTCAAGTTCCAGCTCGAACAGCCGAGGCTCGCAATTGGTACCGTGAACAAGCAAAGCAGGTACGTAAATCCGAAGCACAAGGCGATAAGCTTATTCGTGAAGCCGGTCGCGATCGTTATGAGAATAGATTTAGATTAGGAAACATGTATATGTTTGTATATGATCCTAAACATAAAGAGACTCTTCCGTACTATGATAGGTTTCCTTTGATATTTCCGATAAATAAAGCTAAGGGCGGATTCTTGGGTATTAACATGCATTATTTACCGCTTGTGCTGAGAGCAAAGCTTATGGATGCTTTATACGATACTGTAACAAATGAAAATTACGATGAGAATACTAAATTGAATATCACGTATAAGGTTTTAGGTAGTGCTTCTAAGTTTAAGGAATTTAAACCAACTATTAAACATTACTTAACAGATCATGTAAGGACAAGACTCGTGTATATTAATCCAACCGAATGGGATATCGCGCTGTTTCTTCCTTCTGCTTCGTTCGTTGGAGCAACAAGTGCACAGGTTTATAGCGATTCAAGAAATATTATAAGAGGAAGATAATGGCGTTTAGAGTCTCAGAATTTAAATCTCAGATGGATTGGTTTGGCGGTCCCGCTCGATCATCACTCTTCGAGGTTCAAATAACAAACTTTCCTCTCGTAACAACAAGAGCGAACTCTCGTGATTTAACTTTCTTTTGTAAGAACGCTATCATCCCTGGAATGATTTTTACTACTGCAACACACGAATCACCGGGTCAATTTAGAAAAATTATGCCTATGGCTTGGAATTCTGAACCAGTTACAACTATTTTTATGCTTGATTCAGATCATCAAGTTCTATCTTTCTTCCATTCTTGGGCACAAAATATTGTTAACTACAGTACTACAGCAGGATCATTCTCTGAAGTAAATGGAATGTTACCGTTTGAAGTCGGTTATAAAGATGAATACTCTGCAAGAATTACGATCAGACATTATTCGACAAATTACCACGTGTCCGGACAATACTATGAGGTTATATTAGATAACGCGTTCCCAATTATCATAGGAGACGTAGACTTAGCTTGGGAAAATAACGACCAATACTTACAACTTCCAGTAAGCTTCCAGTATGATAGAATCCAATATGCTGGAGAAAGAATAGGAAATCCTTCAGCTCGTCTTGGAAGAGGAAATGGATTACTTAATCTCATTAATTCAATTGGTAGCATCGGTCAAGTTATCGGACAAAATCTTATTCCTACATCGATTCAAGATGCTGTTAACAGATACACAAGAGTTACTAACGCGTTCGATAATATTTCAAGATCGCTAAACAACGTTTTTAGATAATACGGAGAAATTAAATTATGGCACTACCTAAAATTGACTTGCCAATGTTTGAATTAGAACTACCATCTACCGGTGAAAAAATCAAATACAGACCCTTTACTGTTAAAGAAGAAAAGATTTTACTCGTCGCTCAAGAGTCAAAAGATCCATCGCAAGAAATTCTAGCAGTTAAACAAGTTGTTAATAATTGCTTGATTGAGAAAAATGTTTCAGAACTTGCGATGTTCGATTTAGAATACGTAATACTCGTATTAAGATCTAGATCAATCGACAATACCATTGAGTTTACAATTAAAGATCCAAGTACTGAAGAAAATGTAGTGTTGTCTATAGATCTTGAGAATATTTCAATAACTAAATCTGAAAATCATACGAAGCAGATTAAAATAAACGACGAATACTTTTTGTATTTGAAATATCCTACTATAGATGAGTATATTAAAATCTTAGAAATTGATCAAAAAGATCCACTTGTAAATTATATGTTAATGGTTTCTTGTTTAGAGAAGTTAGCGTCTGATGACGAAGTGCATGACTTTAAAAATTATAGCACAAATGAAATAGATGCTTTTGTTGAAACTTTTTCTGGTGATGTTGTAAAGAAAATTCAACAATTTTTTGAAACAATGCCGAAATTAAGGCATGAAATGAAATACACCAACAAAGAAGGTAAAGAACAAACGTTTGTTATAGAAGGAATGCGAAGTTTTTTTATCTGATGCTAATGCACACTAGATTATCAGATTATTATCAAACTATATTTGCATTAGCACAACATCATAAATACTCTATAACAGAAATAGAAAATTTGATACCATATGAAAGAGATCTTTATTTTGGAATGCTCCTTGATTATATAGAAAAGCAGAACGAAAAGAACAGGTAAATTAAATGGCAGATCTATCAGCTGAAACACAAGCTATAATTCAAAGACTCAAAGACGAAGGTGAGTTAGTCCGTAATAGCGGAACTAATTCTATTCGATCTGTTAAGATTGAGATGTCTAAATTTAAGGGTGTGTTTGATGTTATATCTGCAAACATCGTTGAACAAACTAGTATTTTAAGACAACAGGCAGGTTTTGCAGCTGATGCTTTAGAAGCTCAAAGGGCTAAAGAACAGTTCGATGAAGTTGAAAAAGAATCAACCAATAGAAATAATTCTAATACTGATATTGATGCTGAGCGTAAACGTAAAACAGATGAAAATATAGACAAAATGAGTGAGTCTATAGCTAACGCGTTTAGCCTTAAAAATCTTGCATTAGCAGGAGCTGGATTATTTGTAGGTTACAATATTATCAAAGGCTTTATAGATGAACAAACCGGCGGTGGTTTTACCGCTATGGAAAGTAAACTAGGAGAATTTGCTAATTTTGATTTAAACGCTATTAAACTTCAGTTTGACCAATTGACTGCGGATATATCTGCGATGGGAACTAGTTTAGCAAGTATAAGCACTTCTTTAGCAACTATAGTAGAAACATTTGATAAAATAGCAAATATGGGTTTATTAGAAATCGTTTCTGGTATTCTTCTCGCAGCTACTGGGTTACGAACTGCTATAGCTGGGTTAGGATATATTTTTAGAAGAATGACTATAGATTTAGATCGTGGTACGAAACCCAGAGGTGGAGTCTCATGGTGGAGAAGAGCTCTTGGCTTAGGACCAGATACAGCCACACCACCAAGACCTAGTGCTCCTGGAGCAGTAACTGATACTCCAGAATCAAGACAACGACCAACTAGACCTGGACAGCAAACTAGTGGAATACAGCCTAGACCTCCTGCAGTGGGTGGAGGACGCGGTTCATATGGAATGGATACACCCGAAGGAAGGGC